GATGATGATGATGATGATGATGATGATGATGATGATGATGATGATGATGATGATGATGATGATGATGATGATGATGATGATGATGATGATGATGATGTTTCCACCTTCAACGTTATAAATAATCTGAAAATAACACCAGTAGGACCACCCTCATTACCAACAGTAACGGTAAAATTATTATTCCCCTCCACCAACTGACTCTTTGGGATGTTGTGTGTTTTGAGGGCGTGGAAACCAGTTCCATCGTAAAAGTTTCCATTGACCTGTGCGGTTCCGAAGTTGTCTATTGCCAAATGGAGCACCGCAGTATCGATATTGGTGAGATCGGGAATAAGGAAATCCTCCGATAATTCAAATACGTGTCCATTTCCCCCATATTCAGTATCAGCAATGAATATAATACCACCCGGTCCACCAGCGTCCGTATCGATTGTGTTGATAGCATTTGTGGCAGGTTGCCATGGTAGGGTATCACTTCCATCACTCCTTTTCGCTGCAACACCACCGTCGAAACCTACTTCACTTACTAATCTAATAGCCATTTTAGAATCCTAAATTACTACACTTCTCATCACATATAAACGGTGGTATTGTGGTGGTCGTAGTAGTGGTTGTTGTGCTTGTTGTGCTTGTCGATGTTGTGGTTGTAAATATGGTGATATTTAAAGGTGGATCTGTGGGGGGTGCTTGTGTTGGAACCGTCACAGGGGGTAACGTCACCGTTGAAAACGGTGGTATGGTGGGTCTTGGTGGTGGTGGTTGACTAGGTGGGGGTGGACCTGCCGTGAACGGAGGTTCTGGCGTACTTGGTGGTGGTGGTGGTGGTGGTGGTGGTGGGCCACCGGGTGTAGTTAGTGGTGGTGGTGGTGGTGGTGGGCCATCAGGATCATCAGGATCATCAGGATCATCATCACACTTACCGTATATATAGTAGGGAAGTTCATATCCAAGAAGATCTTCCTCCGTTAGTTCGCCCTCTTTTTCCACGAACACGATACTATCCTCGGAAAATAAAACTTCTTCACCGGGTAACAACTCCACCCCATCAACCCCAGCGGGACCTCCGCGATAATATATCGAAGTATTGCCCGTATTGGTGATTGTTACTAATGGGACTGGTCTTTCAGTGATACCACCCTCTGGTTCACATGATGCGTAGTGGTTCCAAAAGAATTGAAACCTACGCATATTGTCACATGGCACATCATAATCCCCGCTGATGACTTCGGGTGTTGCCACACCACCAGCCAATGTGCAGTTTGGGTAAGCATCTCCAGCCAGAGTTAAGCCACCAGCTTGTAAATTCCTCCAATAGACTACTGGTGATTCATATGGGTCAAAAACGTAAGAATAGCCATATAAATCAAAATCGATACCTTCATCGCCGCTACCCCAGAAGAGTTCTGCTTTAATCGTATATTGAATATTAGCCATTACCTCTATTATTTAGAACCCGAATACCGAAAAGCCACTAATGACTCCGATTATTGGATTATGTAATATGTATCCACATCGGAACTGGCCGATAGGGTAGACCATTCCACGGATGTGACTGTGACAATATTATCCACAACAGTTCCTCCTCCAGCTTGTGTGGTATCGCTCTTAATACCTCTACCACCGATAGCTTCCCAATCGTCTAGATTGCTACCATCACCACTTTCTAGTCTATATTGGATTCTAGTGTCACTATTATAGACAGTGTCGCCCACTTCCGCTGGTGAAAAAATCGTAATATCAGGTCCCGACCCCTTGAACTTGTTACCAACCAACACACCACCAGAATCTGTGCCATTACCAACGAATACACGCTCAGTATCGGTGGTGAATCCTATTTCACCAGAATTTAATATAATATTTTGCCGTTCAGAGTCGGTTCCTTGTCTGACGATTAGTTTAATTAGAGTATCATTTAGTATTTGAATGGCCATGATTAGAATGTGAAGATTGGGATTGCAAATCTATCTATTACTTTCCCAGATGACGTGGTTAAACCACTTTCAACGGTGATGAAACCAGCGGAGGATAGGATTATGTTGTCTGTTGTTGATCCATTTGAAGAAATGGCTTCGATTCTAGTTACGTCGAAGCCGGGTATGCGCCCATCGGTAACTTGTGTGGGCGATCCATTGAAAATGGACGAAAGTGGGCTAGTGGAGTTCAACGTATCCGTAACGGACAGAGCATCGTATGTAACAGGAACACTAGATATACCCAAAAACCCATTATCAGACAAATAAAGTGGATTACTAGGTTTGATACCCACATCAGCCCAATTGGATAGACCAGCAGGGACACCACCAGTCAATTGATAGGTTTTAGTGTTGGTTAATCTCGCAACATCACCAATCACCGCACCACTCTGAACCGTTAGTTGGGTAATGGAGGTTAGGGGAGAGGTTGAAGTGTATCTACCAAACTGTGTGGCTGATAATTCAACACCCGAAAGACCAATATAACCATCATCGGTTATATAGAGCGGATGATAAGTCTTAGCTCCAACATCGATCCAATTATTGAGATCTGTCGCTGGGGTAGCTAAGAGTTTATACGTTTTGGAGTTGATCGTTGTGAAATCACCATCAAGAGCAGATGTAATACCCGATAAAGCTTCGAAAACCGAAACGGAATCGTGGAAAGTTGCCCCCGAATCGGGACTAATCTTAGCCCAATCATTCACCGTGGAAGGTAATAGTGATGTTAGTTGATAAAATAAGTTATTAATAACAGCCAAATCGCCCATGTCAGCATCTAAAGTAGATAACACACCGACATTATTGATCAGTGGGAAGATTTTATTACCTTCAGCACTCAAAACCGCCCCCGTGAGGGTGAGATTACCCGTAGATGTATATCCGAAGTGTCGTGGATCCAATCTCAAACCTATTTTACCACCACTACCACCACTCAAACCAGTAGCTAGAGAACTCGATAAGATTTCAGTCTCCGTCACACCACCTCTTTTTATGAAAAGTTTATTATTTGAGGAAAGTTCGAAAACTGATGTGTTATAATCCAATTGAATTATGGAATCTTTGATTACGAGACCGTTCGAAACACTATCTGGGTTTATTTTATTGGCTGATAGGCTACTGAGGGCAATGCTGATCATCGATTGCTCATCATAAGAAAATTCGGTATCAAATTTGATACTAACATTACCCCAATTATCCACTTCGCTATATGGACTGGCGGTTAATTGCCAAAAGATAGAATCAACAGCGACCACATCACCAATCTCCGCTTTCAAGGAACTCAAACTATAGTAGTTATTGAGAGGTGGGTGGAATTTATTTGATGTTGCGACACCACCACTAAGAACACCATTACCGACATAAAGTCTTTTGGTGTCCAATGTGTGGATGAGTTCTCCTTGATCAAAGACAACGTGTTGTCTTTGATCATTTGTTCCCCGTCTGGGTTTAATTTTTGAAATGTAGATTTCTGTTGACATAATTTAAATTAAGCTGTTCTCTCCCAAACATATACACCGAAGCTTGGTGGCGTTGCATCAAATGCATTACCTTGCCCATATGTCGATGTGACACCAGCAGTTGCGTTTCCACCTTGGAAAAGAGCATAGTCATTATTCCCCGATGCTTGGTTGGAATTGATAGCGATGGATTTCGATGGATCACTACTAAGATAATCACCAGTTCTTGCACCAGTGGTGAAGTGATTGTGGGGGGGTATTTGTTGGTTTGTTAATGTTTGTTTGTATTTTCCCCCATTATTATCCTTTACGAGTATCGTTTTTTCCCCTTCTATGGAATCGATGCCTGTTCCGACACCAGCTAAAAATTTACCTTTGGAAACATTCACCCATGTGCCGCCAAAAAATTGGCTAGGGTTGGTGCTATTCACACTCAAGTATACTGCACCGATTGGGTAGAGATAATCGAAGACACTCTCACCATCTTTGTTGATTTTTTGGATTTGTTTATCCTTTGCTTCCCCCCCTACTGGTTTAAAAACAAAATTATTGACTTTTATCCCACCACCACTAACTTGTAAAGCCGATGGGTTACCAAGACCGTCATACACTCTCACATATTCTTCGCCAGTTAAGGGAGTATTTGAGGTATGGAGGTATCCACGGTAACAATTTGCTATAAATAGGTCTGTTAAGTTAGGGAGTGCCATAGGTTTATTTATTCAGGGAATTTGAATTAACCAACATTTTTTTAAGTTAATCTTTTCCAGACGTAAAGACCCATGTAAGGGGGCGTGTTATTATGTGCAGTATTACCACCAGCATTTAGGACAGTTAGTGATCTTTGTGATTGAAGTTGACCTGAATAA